TTGTTCGCAGAAAGTATCTGCTGAATGTTTCCATGCAAGGTTTCGTCTGTTAAGACAAAACTTCCCGCCGATACGCTTGTAAAGTCGGTGTATGAGTTGGCAGCACTGTAAAAAATGGTTCTGCCGGCCGCAATCCACACCCGTCCGCTAAAAGACGCAATTCCAACGTTTGTATCGCTATTAACAATGCCTTTAAGGACTGCGCCAGTCCCGCCGCCACCTGAAGCCGTAACAACCAAGTTTGCAGCGTTGGTGTAGCCTGAGCCTGGATTAGTGATAATGACTTCAAGAATCTGACCGCCTTCAAGCACCGCAGTACCGGCAGCACCTGTTCCGCCCCCACCTGAGAACGTAATCACCGTATTGGCTGCATTTGTGTAACCCGTACCGCCCGATACCACGACAGCCGAGGCCGTGCCGGTTGCAAACGTAATCACACCCGCAATAGCCGTTGCACCTGATCCACCACCGCCAGCAATCGTAACTGTTGGCACGCTATTGGCGTAATATCCCGAACCACCGTCATTTAACGATACGGTTTGCACGACACCTGACAAAACAGTTGCTACAGCGTTTGCTTGCGTACCATTTGTATCATTTGGGGCACTAATGGTCACTGTTGGAACGTTTGAATAGCCTGAACCACCGTTAGTCACGGCAATAATACCAACCGAGCCAATATTGACGACGTTGTTACCATCCCATGAGTAGTAACCCTTAGATGGATCAAGAATCAATAAGCGCTCATTCTTCCATTGCGCGACTTGCATACCAGCACCGCTAAAGGTGCCGGCCGCAGCCATGTTACCTACAGCGCCGGTTGTGGCGTTGTAATACTGTGCGCTACCGTCTGCTTGGAAAGCCACGGCATAATCATTTAATTTAATGTTGGCAGAAGATAACGTTGTTGCGGTATTCGCCCACACAACCGTATTGCCGCTTGAGCTAACAGTAGAGTAATTTGGGATGACTTTAAGGTTTGCATAACCAATAGGCTGCACATTCTCAATCCAAGAAAACTCATCTTCTTTGATTGCAGTACGATTGGCTTGCGTATCAAGTCCTCGAAAGGTTTTGATAACTTGATACGACTTCTTTTGCTCTGCCGCAGCCATTTCTAATTAATATTGCTATAAAGAGATGGAATACGACGCGTAAAGACTGTGTTGAGCACAGACCTTGCGTGGTTCAGATACTCTTGCTTGTAAATCTCTGATTCACCAAACGATTGTTCGTAATACTTAGCTAAATACGCTGCATAGAACTTTACACACGTTGTATACGGGTCTTGAATCGAATCTGCAACGGTTGGCGCAGTCAATGTCAACGCTGTGGGCAAAATCACCGTATCCATCTCAATTTGATAGACCTGATCGGGTACAGGGCCAAGGTAAATTGTGTTTTGACCGTACACAGAAAAGGCTTGAGGCCGTCCAATGTAATTCTGCCAAAACCGCAGTCGTGCATTGAAATCAGACCATGCAAGATAGTCCAACGGCACCCGTGTGTTACCCCAATACAAGTTGATATTCAAAATATCAAGCGTGTACTGTCCTTGTGGCAAAGTTGAGAACGGTATCTGCTCAACGTTAGACACATAGGTCAAACCAACACCACCGTTAAAGAATTCAGTAGACGGTGGATAGTTTGAGTAGTTATTTTGATTACTTGCAGGGTACGGGGGCGCAGTTGAGCCGCTTGTACCTGCTGTGGTCACTTGATACACAAAAATGTTTGAGAATACAAACTGATTTAAGTTGTATGCAGTAGAGGCTGCCCATGCGACAGGATTTGTCGCAGTAACACCATTGATTGTTGTGCCTGGAGGGGGCGGCACTTGAGTGACTTGGATCGCACGCAATGCACCAGTGTCCCGCACGGTTCGTTCACGCGCGGAATTGATGTAATCGGTTAGCTGCTGATCCGTGTAAAAATTTGCATTGGCATCATGCAGCAAACGTCTAACATCCGTAATGTAACCGGATAAGTTTTGTGACATTTACTTTCCATCATTTACGCTGCTGAGAGGACTTTTCCCCCCGCAGCCCTGACAGGCCGCAAGGGTACTGGCTCCACGATCGGGGATAACGAATCGTTCTTTTTTGGTTTCTCTGTATGGAATTCCCACTTAGATAAACGCGCAAGGCCTTCATCTAATTCATTTGCGGTCTTCACCCATCCGAGCCTAGCCAGAAAAGGTTCTTTGTTTTCAATTCCGTAACCAAAAACGTGCTGCGCCACCTCAAGCGGTACTTCTACAACTTGATTTGGTAAAAAATCATAAAACACTCCGGCATAGCCGTCTTTGAGTTTTTTATCAGAACGATTGATTACGAATATTGAAGACATTTAGAAACTCACTACATCGCCATAAACACGAATATCAACAGTGTTTGCGTTACCGCTTGCAGTGTTAATGTTCACATAAAGAGCTTGTGTTTGAAAACCGGTTACAGCAGTATTTGCACCGTAAGCACCAGCAATCGTCAGGTCTTGCCATTTACCGGCAGCCGTCAAATTACTTAACACCACGTTAGCAACAACAGCGTTGGAAATGTTACCGTCATTGCTTGTCGTGATCGACACGTTAGCAGACGATACAGAACCACTTGGGTTTTGTACCGTAATGCGACGAACAATAACTGAACCAGAACCCGCTGTTGCGCCAGCGTTAGTCAAGCCACCATTTAACAACGGAATAGCAATAGTTGCATTTGCAGCCGTGTTTAATTGAGTAGCTTGAACGACACCAATACGACCATTTCCAAAACTGTCTAAGTAATACTGACTGACTGAATCTGGATTAGCCATTATTGTTCCTTAACTTGTAAAGGTGCTGCCAACAGCCTGACCACCATTAACTGTAGCCAAGGTAATCGTAGTGTTAGTTGCAACAATAACGTTTGCACGGAAATTTACACCGTCAGACACAAAGAACGAACCAGTATTGTTGGCAATAAAGGTTGACCATGTTGAGGGTGTTGTGCAAGCGGTATTGGTGTTGTAAGCCGACACTGCTTCGATGGTAACGTTCGCAGTTGGGAACAACCAGTACGTTCCGGCAGGAACCAACACTGTGGCGTTGTTAGCCGACAGAGTGGTGTACTGTGGATACGCACCAGGAGTGTTTGCTCCTGCGCCTGAAATAAGGATTTTATTTAAACCAAGTGCCATGACTGTTCTCCTTAGATCGAGATTGAGTTGTAGCCAGACACACGGGTCATCGACTTGGGTTTGGTAGAAACCAATTCCGCAATCATCAACACCGCACCGACGTAACCAATCTGCCAGTTAGGCAAGGTTGACTCAAAGCCGGTAAACACAAATGAGCCTTGCTCATGGATGTACAGTGAGAGGTAATTGCTGTTGATGAAATAGACCGTGCCTTCTGGGCAATATGGATCGGGATAGATTGGCACACCGGCAACCATCAAAGCGCGAAACGCTGCTTGTGGGCCGTTGTTATCGCCATCAAATCCGTGGCCTGGGGTAATGACATACTGTTCTTGACCAACGTAGTCTTGAGCAAGCAATGTCCATGTACCAAAACCGCACACACCAAACGTCGGCACTTCTGCGCCGTTCTTCACGGTGCCTGAAATGTACTGGAGGATGTTTTGACGGGTTGGGTTGACGTTACCGGCCGCATAGACTTTTGACTTCCACCAAGTGTAGGTCGAACGGTTGATGTTACCGTAAGTCGTTAGGTTAGTACCGTCATCAATTGCACCAGGCAAACCAATAAACTGTTGGGTGTTGGTGTAGTTGGTGTACAAGGCTGTAGCCATTGCATCCATCATCACGTTAGTCGCGTCATTCATACGCGCTTCGATCAGAGGAATAATTGCGTAGTCTTGCTGAACCGCACCTTCCATCCCTAAGAATGGTACTGGAGCAATCATCAGTTTAAGGTTGAACTCAGCGTTAAACGCACCTTGCTGAACTGATGGCTGGTTAAATGAACCAGAGTAATCAGACCACTGTGCATTAACGAATTGTGCGCCCTGAACTGGGACTGTGACTTGGCTCACACCGCCTGATGCTTGCTGACTGTTTGCAATCAAAGCAGCCATAAGGGGGGTTGAGTTGTAAAGCTGAACAACCAGCTTGGGTATAAACGCTCTGCGCGTAACGTAGGTCAGTTCGTTGTACTGACTTGAGCCACTTGCAGGTAGAATTCCGCCGCCAATAGGCATAATTAATCTCCTGAATTAACAAACGGCATAAGCCGCCCAACAAACTTATCCCCTAGAACTGCCACTTAAATTCCAATTGGCCGACGATTTCCGCGTAGCTCGTTTAGGGCTGCCGCTGCCTCGTTGCGTGCTGCACCGATTGGATTCTTCATGTACTTCGATAAATCAAACTTGCCAAGTGCGCTTGGGTTGTATCCAGTAGGCGTGGGTTCTGCGGATTGTTTCATCCAATCCCAATACTCAGCCGCTGTTTCGTGATCTGGAATACGTTTCTCAAGCATCACTTTCTCGATTTCTTTAATGTCTTCGTCGTTACGGGCTTTGCCGTTTGCAATCAGTTTTGCACGCTTTTTCTCAAGCGACTCTAATTGACGGGCTTCCATGAGTTCGCCGCGAATCTTTTCATTCTCAGCGCGCATCTGTTCCAAAGCAGAATTTGTTTTTTCTTCCAAATCCAACTCAGGCACCGACATACTTGGACGCAATTGCTTGACCAGTTTCAGAGTTTCTTTCCGTGTGGTTGGATTGTCTGATAGGTCTTTCATCAGCATTGCGAGTTGGTCGCGCTGTTCTAGTGAAATGTCTTCTAAACTCATGGCTATCCCCTAACTTCGATTAAATAACTTTTTTGGTATCGCCAGGACGCGACATGGTCATCATGTTTTTGTATCCGGCTTTCGGTGCGGAGGTTAAGCCGCCAAATTGTGAGTAACGTGGTGTATTGATAATCTGACCATTTTTTTGGTTGTTATCAGTAGGGTTGCGTGGGCTTGATGCGCCGCGTGGTTTAAACAAATCCATTTTGATTCCTTTACATTGGGGGCGGCATACCGCCGCCTGGAGGGGGAGGAAGTCCACCGGCACCGCCTGGAGGAGGTGGAGGAGGAGGGGTAGAAGCAGGGCCGCCCACGGGTGGCAACGGTTGTGTGCCGCCAGGTGGCAATCCAGGTACTAAAGGTGCTTTGTTCATTGCTTGCATCTGCGGTGACATACCGCCAGCCTGTGGCAGGTTTTGCAAGAGTTGCAAGATTTCTGACTGTTGAAGTTCGCCAGTCTTTGCTTTGCGCGGCCCGATCACACCGGTGATAGCGCGGATAGCTGCAATGATCTTCTCGCCTTCAGGCGTTTGTGAACCAATGGCTGGCAAGGCTTGTTCAAGCATATCTTGCGCCATGCCAAGATTAATCATCGAGGCTTCACGGTTTCCCATCTTAGGTTCGGGAGTTGACATGGGTGCGCCCATCGGAGGCGTTGCACCATCAGACATTCCCATTGTGTTATCAGCGGGCGGGGGCAAGCCTCCAGGTGTGGCTTTGTCTTTTTGACCTGCCATCAACTTCATTAACTGATCTGGTGGTACAGCCATAATCAATTCCTAAGTAATTTGCGACAGAATAATCTTCTGTACGCGTTTGTCAAGAGGAGGAGTTATTTTTTTTGTTCCCGACCCTCGGCAGGACTTATCGGCTACACGATAATCACAGGGTTTAACCCCTAATGATTACTTGCGTGATTTACGGCCTTTGCGAGCTTTACGCATAGTGCACTCCTTGTAGAATGACGGCCACCAAATTTAAGGGAAGGCAGCCAAACCCTATACCCTGAACAGGTATTCTATCTAGTCGCACGACCATAATTCTTTCTTCCAGAAGTACGTTCGGGTGACTTAATTGCATTTACACGATACTGCAAATTCGGTGAACTTTCACCTCTTTTTAGGGACTCAGTAGAAACCCTAGGTTGATCTGCTTTAGGTTGTACTTGATCTGCCATTACGCCGCCTTTGGAACCGCTTTAGGCTTAGGCCCACCCTCTGGTTTAGGTGCGGCCGCCTGTTTGGCTTCCATTTGTTTAAGTTGATCTTTCAACAACTGTTTCATAGGTGGTTCTGTCAGATCAATGAGCGACTCTTTGCTAATTGCCCCGACTTTATGCAACTGGAAGGCTAATTGCTTAGTATCTTCAGTGAATATTGGCGAATTTGAATGTGCATCAACTTTTACTACATAATCTTTAGTAAATTGTTCTGCAATGAACGGCACACCTTCTGTATCTTGAAAATGCGTTGGATCATAAGCCTGTATGAGTTTGAGATACAACGTTGCAACCTTTTCAAGGCTGTCTTCAATGATAAGTGCGCGTTTCTTAGCGCGGCTTGAGCCTAAACGGGCTAATTGACTTGCGTGGCCGGTAGAACGCACACCAGCCTCGCCTTTGCCGGATAAAACGTTGCTAATACCCGACACTTCGCTAAACATATCATCAATTTCGTGAATGACTTCAAACAGATTGCTTGGCATCTCAGGTGCAAGACGCTCGACCTTAGAGTTTGGCATATCGCTTGCAAGCAAACCACCGGCACGGTTAAGAGAGAAGTTCTTCTCATCTAAGATGCCAGTAAAGCCTGACAATGCGGTGGGCGGGTTCACTTGTTTGGATAGCAAGTCTAAGACTTCAGCCATACGGTTGTTACGCAAGGCTTGAAGCAATTGCAGCTTCTGAACCTCAGAGGCACCCCAAAAATAATCGTAAAGCGGGTTGGGGCAGAGTTGCGTGAATGGGCATTCGCCTTTTAAGAACAACGATGCGCCTGGGCGGTCATAGACAATGACGTCGGGACTAGCCATCGTAACGACTTGATAGTCCATTGTGTCATCGTTCCACACCCACAGCTCGTGCATCTCAACGGTATCTTCTGCAATACGCGCTTTGTAACGGTTTTGGCCGTACAAATCCATGTTGACTTGGCCATACATGGTGGGATTGCTTTGAGAAAGCACAATCCGATTCACCGCATCGGGGATGTCAGACTCAGATACTTTGATGCCGGTGGTCACGCGCTTCACAATGGCTTCGCGCTTGGGATGCGAGTACAAGCGTGAGTACAGTTCAGAACGGGTGATGTAATAACGTTGGCAGATAGCTTCTTGCCGGTTGGTATAGGGCAAGTCCTCGCGCAGCACACCCATCGCGCTTGGTTCAATCATGTACGGGTGAATCCCGTTGTTGTAAACCAGTTTGACAAAGGTGGTGTTGTAGACCAGCGCCCAAGTCAATGCTGTTGAAAATACTTGGTCAGCATTGCTGTTTAGCCATTCGTCGTTAAGTGCCAACGTAAGGCTAGGTGTCTTGCGGTGTTCTTCGTGCTTGACCGCAGCACCCAACGCGATACTAAAGCGGGTGCTTTCTGCGGAATACAAGAAGGATGTAAGTTGGTCAAGGTGCGGATTGACTTTGTTAAAGTAAGCGGGAGGCTCTTCAGGCCCCGCGCCAAACAAGTAGTATGCACGATTGATCGCATAATCACCTTTGCGCTCTTCTCTAGACACCATGCACTTCTGCATTAGGTCTAAGTAGAAATCCTCGCGTTCATTAGGTGATGATGGGATTCTCATTTTTTGATCTGCAAGTTATCAGGGTCACGCATTGTACCTTGAGGGTGGACTACAGGCCCATTATTGATCCCTGCGGCACGCGGTGTCAAGCCCACAGATTCGCCGTTTACAGATTTACCAAACTGTCCGGCAAGCACAGATTGCATATTCATCCCTTGGAACCCGCCCCCCCAGATTGCGGCATCACCAGCACGGGCTTCGCGCGGCGCGTCCGCTTGCGGTTGAGGTTGGTTTTGGGTGTCTTTACGGGGGCGGCCTCGCTTTTTGGGCGTAGCGTACTTTTCGGCTTCGGCGTACTCTTTTTCGCTGAACTTGTTGTTACGGGTGAGGTAACCGGCTTGGTTTTCACCGGCACGGGTGGACTTGATGTCTG